GGAGGGAGGTTATGGAGAATACATTGCCTAAATGGGCGATTAAGAAGGTAAAGCGTCTCAATGACCCCACTGATGCTGCACAGCATATATCTGAAGATAGAGCCGTTATACTGTGGAATGCAGAAGGAATACATACATTTGAGAATACACACTATGAAATGGTCATATTGAGTGCAAAGAAGAAGAAGCAACCTATCTTCAAGATAGTAAGCGGTAGATGGGTTGAATCAATTCATGGAAGTCAATCCTCATTGGTGGGTAAATGGAGAATCGCAGCGAGAGATGGGGATACATACTACCCTGTTGGTTTGATCGAATCTGAACCCCATGTAGCAAAGCGATTGAAGTCCTTTGTCGATGGCGGGGCGCAATGGAGGTTGAATGATGAGTTCAAGTTTGATAGGCCCGTTTTTGTTGAGGTAGAGGTCAATGCTGGGGGGTGGGGCGACTATGGCCCTTACATTCATGGACGTATTGTTGGTCTCGCATCTGAAGCGGGCAGAAAGGACTGCATTGGGATTGAGGAAATTGATTTGATTTGTGGGATGGATGGGAATGAAGAAGAACAAGAAGGTTGATGAGTTATTTGAAATCGAGAATGTGTTTTTGAGATGGTTGTGTATATTGTGGGTTCTTTCAATAGCGATACTGACGATAATCATTCTGTCCCCGTTGTGGATATTGCTTCAGGTGATGAAAAAAGTAGACGACCTATGGGATTCTTGGATAGAACGCCGACATTGACCTATGATGACTTTACACGCATACTGATAGTATCCACATTGAGACCTGCAATACGTTGCCAAAAAACAACATCACGGGCGTGTGGATATATCATCAGGCCCGAAATTAGATTGCCCCGTCTTGAGGGGCGTGCTGCTCAATATCTTGAATCATTAGGAATTGAACCTCGTGAGGTATATGCAAAGCCCGAAGAAATTACCCGTGTGCTTTCGATCACAAAAGGAATGGATGAGTTTGTTCCTGATGTGGACTCACTTAGATTGGTGCGTGCATTGAATGGTCGGCTCAAACAACCGAGAACCCATGATGAGGTAATTGACGCATTACAGATGATTCAGGATGCAATTTCAAGTGAGCCTTCATAAGGTGGACCTTGATACGACAGACCCCGACAGGTGATGAGTATTATGATGAATGAGACACTGAAGAGAATTGGAACGCAGAACGGATGGACTGATGACGAGGTGATGGACAAGTTTGCTACATTCGTGGCAGATTCGTTCCCCGAAGTATGGTCGCAGAATGGAAATAAATTGGATGGTTTAGATGCCGATGATTTTGATTTCTTTTCTGCATCCTATGATGTCCACATGAACCGCCGAAGTGGTGGCGGTGGCAAAGGCGATGAATGGGTTGGTATGATTGTAGCATACAATGGTCGTAGAGACACCATGGAACGACAGCGAACACTCGCTGCCGAAAGTGCTGAAATCAACCTGCCTCAAACACTACGTTATGGCATTCAATACAATGGCAATTCCGTGCCTATTGGTCGTGCCTATCTATCCGATAGTGGTGATTGGGTCTTAGTGGATGCTGACGACAAACAGATTCATACTGAAAAGGCTGAAGATAAGCCACCTCGCTGGGTTATACCGATCAATAATAGTCAAATGCACATTGCTATGATTTCACAGAAAGATGGCCGTAAGTATCCAAAGCCAGCATTCATGCCTAAGCGTGAATGGATTTTCATTGGCAACAAGAAGGATTCATTCTTGAGCGAGGGGCCATTGCCTCCAAGGACTCTTGAATGTTCATTTGAATCTGCTGATATGGATTTGGTTATGCACAGACCTATTCGATTCAAGGCTGAAGAAGCACAAGGCTGGCCTAACCCTGAAGAAGTGATTCTACGCACAGGGAACATGAGTCCATCCTATGACCTTGATTGGGTTCCTGATGAATCGTTGGAGAAGGCTACTGCCATCTTCCAACCTGATCAATTCATGGCTCAATTCATGCCCGTTGTGGATTTGAATGATTTGTGGGACTACCACGATGCAAACAAGACCACTTCACAAGCAGGAAGAGAATATGGCCCAACATTCGCTATTTCAGGCGTTGTTGACTACATTGACTATGACGGTAAAGAAGCCCCTGCATTCATTGAAGGGGGCTACAAGCATTCACTCACAATCAGCAGCAACAGCCTGCGCCGTGATAATCCTGATGCTAACCTATGGGTCGAAATCACTCGACACCTTGTAGAAAAGCACCATGCATTGAAGGTTCTAAAGTCCGATGGATGGAGACCTTATGCTCGTGGTTCACGGATTTGGATTGTAGTCCGTTCAAGAACATGGGATGCCACTGATGGCTCTCGCAATATGTCTCTTGACGGATTGAGTGTCTATGCTATGCCATTGCGTTCTATTGTTGCCCAAGAACCTGATGATCAAATCAGCGACCTTGGTGGACTTGATGAGTTTACTCCGGTCGGTGGTGCTTGATGGGTTGGTGGCCTTTAGACCTCAAAACAGGCGGAATCGCTTGGGGGACAAATGACTTGAAGGATGGTCTCATGTGGGGCGATTCTGTTGCAGATATTGTTGATGCACATTTGACTCAATTGCTTGAAGATTTGCACAGGGACTGCGGTAGTGTATTCGCAGACCACATTGGTAGAGCCATGACCCCACAGGAGTTTTTGTGTGGTTTGGCGTTCAGCCTGAATGCAGTTGAACAGCATGAGGAGAAGGTATTCGGTAAAGACCTGCCATTCACATTGAAGGTTGAGGTTGCTCTTGTAGAGAAGGAGGAATCCGAATGAGTGGAACAGGATTCTTTGATCAGGTCGAATTGGTTGATACCAGCAAAGACCCTTCAGCGATGAAGGCAGCCCCTATTCAGGATTTGCCTTCTACTTCTGAAGCACCTAATACGTTCAATAACCCAAACCCCCCACATCCTGAAGTTATGCCTCCTTCTATGGAGGAATTGATTCACGAGGTTGCCAATGAGACACCCGTGGCCCCTCTTAGAGGAGTTGATTTCCCAGCGAAAGAGGGCGTTGCGAGTCAATTGCGTGGTCCCGTTGCTAAAGCCCCTCAATGGGGTTCGCCCGGTTCACTGATTGTTGATGATGCCCGTGTTGCGGCGAAATATACGCCCACTTGTGTATTGGCCTGCATTGCTGGCCCTGCAAAGAGTGGTAAAACGGGAATGGTTCTTGATAGCCTGACTCCTGAAGAGGTCGAAGCAGGTGCTGAAATATGGCACGTTGATTTTGACCTTGGTGGAGACACAACAAAGGCAGCACATCATTCAGATAAGAAAGACAACATCATTGTTATTTCACCATGGGTGATGGTTCAGAACCAAAGTCGTGTTCCATACGATTTTCCAGCAACCTATCAACGTGTATTGGATATATTGAATCATGCACATGAGGTTGCTAAATCACAGGCACGTCATTTTGTTGAGCATGGCTCAATGCCTAAACCATATCTGAAGGCCCTCGTATTCGATGGTGCTGATCAGTGGCTGAATATCTGTGGAACCCTGATGAAGGTGTATGACCTTGAATTGGGGCCTGATGGCATTGCCACCACAGGTCAGAAGACAACAACCAAGATTGGTAGATTCAATTGGGAAATCCGTAAGAACCGATACAGGGCAGCAATCCCTCATGGTTTGCAGGAGACAGCACGTCTTGGTGTCCATTGCTATGTGATTACACACATGAAGCCGTCATACGACAGCAACGGCAATGAAATCCTTGGTTCTGATGTTCCTGATATTTTGCCCCGTTCTGAAGGGGACTTCCAACAATTCATTCATGTTCATACTGAAGAAGAACGCAATGAGAAAGGAGAGAAGACAGGTGGTAGCAGGTCTATTGCTACATTGGTTGAAAACCGAACAAGCCTCAAATGCGGCCAAGGTGTTCTGATATTCCAACGTAATCCTGATGGTGGTAAATGGTATGGATGGCCGGGTCTAAGAGACGGTTCATTCGATCATCCTGATGACCTTCTCGGCAATTGAGGTGGTCATGTGAGTGATAAATGGAAAACGGGGAATGGGCGAGACGAATACTTTGATGATTCATTGGGCCGTATGGTCAAGTTAAACTCACCACAGGCGTTCCTCGCATACCAAGCGAATCAATTCAGAAAGTTGTTCAGTATGACCCGCCACATTGTTGGTTATGGGGATGCAGTTGAGGAATTATCACTTGCAGATATTGAGACGGCAGCAGAAGCCGTTTATGCATTGGGAATGGCTGGTAAACTACCGATGCCTAATTCCAAGAGAAAATTGCCGAAAGGCGACAAATGAAAATTAGGGATGATCGAATGCAGGTATCAGGAGACGGCATTGCGGATATTAGGCCACCAAAGGCATACCCCGTCAATGTCCATGATACACTCAAATCATCATACGGTTGGATTCCAACCATTGAAGATGATAATATCATCCTCCGTGTATCAAAATCATCAATGAATACATTCACATTCTGTGAACAGCAGTATTTCATCAAATACATACTCGGAGTCAAAGAAGTAGAGAATGATGATATGAGACGTGGAACAAATGTCCACGATGCGTTAGAAGATTTCTATGATGCTATTGATTTAGAGAAAGCACAGGAGACGCTTGATTCCTATGGCCCTCAAGGGCTTATCGACTACTTCAGGGGGTTCATACCATCTGCGAGCAAAGAGAAGACGTGGGGGGGTGTCCTGAAGCCCTCACAGCCATTTACGCTGGGGGAGGAGGAACATCTACGCAAATTGATGGTATCCGAAGCATCAAGATTCATTTCATCCGACATTGATCATTTTCGACCTGTAATTAACGAGGATTCTCTCGATGCAGTCATTGACCTTGAGGTGGATGGCAGAATTGTATTTGTCCATTTGACGGGAATCATTGATAGAGCATTCATGGACCCCAATGGCGACATTCACATTCATGAATTGAAAACAGGACTATGGAAGCATACTGACTTCAAGAAGGAGTCAATGCAGAAGGAAATGGCATTCTATGTGTATCTACTCCGTAAGTCCAAGGGACACCCATTGAGTGGTAAAACGGCCACTTATTGGGGCTGGGACCACACGAGAGGTGATGTTGACGGCTCGGACAAGATTTACCGTTTTGTTGAGAATGTTCGATCAGAAGCGATTCAAGATGTATTGAAAGACCTGAAATCATTGGTTCGTATGCACCTGAAATATACAGGGAACAACAATGGTTGGATGTTCCCACAGAAACCGAATGGCTGGGCCACGACTAATCTTTGTGAGCCTTGGTGCAGGGTCAAAGGATTTTGTCCGAAATATGGCAGGGTCTTGATGCCTCATGAAATGAAAGCGGAGATTGATTGAATGGCGAGTATGTTCAACCATTTTCCCCGTGAGGTCTGTATGAGGACACGCAGGGTAGTGAAGAACAAAGACCAATTACAGAAATACGTTAGGGCCACTAATGGCAAAGACAACATTACAACGACAGTATATGGATTCAGGGATTTGAAGCCGAAAGGGAACCGTTGTGAATACAATACAGCAATCATACCGCATTTTGTAGTAGACCTCGACAAAGACCGTTTAGTGTCCGAGGGTATGGATGACTCCGAAGCAGGACAGCAATGTGCTGAAGAAGCGTGGCGACTATCTGCACACTTATTGCAGAACCAATGGAGGCACGCTATATGGTTTACAGGTGGCGGGTTCCATATATGGGTTAATCTTGATCAAGAGTATGTCCTTGACCCCAAGGAATTGAATGACCTTCTCGTATCAGGCAGGTCATTGATTTCAAAATGGGTCAAAGATATGGACTTGAAGACGCTTGACCCTGTTGTATCATTCAGACCGGACAGGCACATCAGGATACCCAATTCATTCAATTTCAAGCGTAATTTATGGTCCATACCCCTCTCTATGGGGACACTATCAATGGGTTGGGACACAGTTATACAATTGGCACAGGAACCAGCGAGGTTCAGCATATTCGTTATGGGTAAGGTTGGTATGCCAATAGAAATTATCGAGAGAGACCCGAACAACCCATTCGGCCCTCAAGGGTTTGCGAAGCAGGAGTTTAATGCAGAAGACGTGGAAATCGAAATGAAGCGTATAGGAAATATCCCAATGCTACCGTGCCTCGCTGAAGCAACGTGTGAATTGGGTGCTAATCCCCCTCATCTACCAAGAGTGTATCTAATGATGTATTTACTTGATTACTTTGGTCGGTTCGCTCGACCACCATCCAGCAGCCGCATACCTATTGATGATCGAGTCAATCAGGCTCATGCATTCATATCACAATTAAAATGGGCGGATTACAATCCTGAAATAACTCACAAATACCTTAAACATGGGGCAGAGAGGGACTATCAAACGCCAACCTGCCCCACGTTATACCGTGAGGGTTTGTGCGTGGGCAAATGTCCATTTTATGACGGAAAAGGAGTAGGAAAAATATGAATGAAGGAAATGAAAGTATGTGGAGTGCTAATGCGTTCCAAACACCACAAGGAATACAATTTGCGATATGCCAAATAGGAAATCCTATTGCATTTACGGCTGATCAGAACTTTGCGAGGTTGGTAATCGACCTTCTTGAAACACACAGAAAACCTGTGTTCCAAAAGGCACTTCAATTAGCGGCTGAAATGGAAGAGGAAGAAGAAGACCCCCCGTGGGTTGCTTCTGCTCAAGCAGTTAATGACCAAGCCAATTATGAGGCACAACGAAAGAAGCGACTTGAAGAGTTATCCGAGGAGGAGTAAGGATGCGCCTCACAGCGCATTTCTGCGTGGTAAAGAATTGCCATAACCAAGCAAGAGCAGGATTCAGAAAGTGTATTTCCTGTATTCAAGGGTGGACTCCCGAAAAGCGTGAAGAACACGCTAAGGTGATGAAGGAAAAAGCCGAAAGAGAGGCGAGAGAAGCGGCAGGTGAAGAGGAATGAAGTGCGCTCACCCTGAATGCGACAAGGAGGTATGGCCTTATTCAGGTTTACATCAATTCTGTTATCCATGCTACGCTAAATGGCATAATGGATATGCAGAAGCATACGGGTGGGTAAAAATGGACCCTGATGTAGAACCTGAAATGGAGGTCGAGTTTGATGGGTGAGAAGGTTCTATTCATTGATAATCGTGAGCGTTCAGGTCTTGAAGACCTTGTGAAGAAATACTGCGATAAGAAAGGGCTGAAGTATCAGACCCGACAGAACATGATCACTGACTACGCCTTTGGTAGTGTTGGTATCGAATCCAAATCAATGGCAGATTACATGAACAGCCTATACAGCGGTCATCTTGAACATCAATTACAGAATCTTGACGACAATTACAATCAGGGCATTCTACTTGTATGGGGGACTGTGGACAAATATGTTGCAGACGCCAAGAAGGGTGGGAGAAAGATACCCTATGCGAGAGCGTGGAGTGGCTTCATTGGGTCATTAGCGAGGTGGGCGGTGGATTATGACGTATCCATCATTACATTGTCTGACCGTTCATCTGCGGCACGGTTTATCTGCAAACGGTTTGAGAAGCATGGAACCATTGGTGGGTCTTCCACATATCGTGTAATGAGAAGAACCAATTCAGAAGACATGAGGATGGACGTTTTGCGTGGGGCAGGATGTAGTGAAGCAATTGCTGAACGATTGCTTGACCAACACGGCTCGATCATAGAAATAGCAGGTCTAACGGGTAAAGAATTGATGAAAATCGAAGGTGTTGGTAAAGTAAGAGCGCAGAAGATATTGACCGTCTTGTCCTCCGAAGCACCTGTGCCAAATGAAAAGGTGAAAATGACGAGGGCGTGAGTGTTGAAATACTCGACACTTGTTCCATCGTTCCCCGGAGGTGAAGAGGATGCTACTAAGACCCACAACAGACGCTGGCAGAAAATGGGACGACTATACACTCGTCAAATCAGATTTCGATGGCAGCAAATACATTCGCAATTACATTCAAAGATTCAATACTGTATCATTCTTCAATGAATATGCAGGAATGCTGTCTTACTTTTTCGTAGCAGGACAAGCATTAGCACCGTATATGAGAGTCCCCATCCATGGCGCACACGTTGATTGTAGAGTTCATGTATATTGGATTCAGCAATCAAGAACAGGTAAATCAATTGCTTATGAGTTTACAGCAAAATTACTCAAAGCGTGTGGTATTGAAACAGAACAATTCAGTGCTGGTTCTGATGCGAAGATGATCGGAACCGTTCAATTGCAGGCAACCTATGACGATGAAGGAAAACCGAATGGTGAAGAATACATCACAGTCCCCGGTATCCTAAATGGATACAAAACCCTCCTATTTGATGAAGCCAGCGTTCTACTGAATGACGCCAAGGCATATTTCAGTGATAAGATTCTCTACTTACAGCAGGCAATGGCCCCGATTGGTAGTGAGACCAACGTATTGGTAAAGCACCTTGTAGGAGGTTCTGTAAGGACTCCTTCAGGCGTATCCTTGTGGATGACCACCTATCCGCCGAAAGACATCATGGCGCACGTTCTTGAGAAGGGGTTCTTTCAGCGTGTATTTCTATATCAAAATGACGTTGGAGTAGAACAGCGTCAGACAACCAGCGAACACCGTATGGGAGGAGTATATGTTCCCGTTCCCGACAAGGTATGGTCATACGAAGACCTTGCACAATTCATTCTTGAGGTTCAGGGAGAAGTCAAAGGAAGATTGCTCAAAGCGGCAGGAAAGACCGAAGAAGAATGGGATGCTTTGAGCGAAGGAGAACAAGAGGACATCGCAATTAGGCATTCATACGACATCTTCTCAATAGGGCCGTCATACCATGCAGCATTGTTGAATGCGGTTGATGACTACTATTCCCTGATCAAGGGAATCAATAACGACATCATCAGGGAGACCGCAATGTCGTTCATACCAAACGTGGAAAACTACACAGTCATATTCTCCAATATCATTGCAGCAACCATGAAGTCATCTGTAATTACAGCAGACCATGTAATGATGGCTACCGAAATCATTTACGACAATCTACACAATCTGATTATTTGGCTTGAACAGAAGCAGGATGTGCGTGCAAAGAAGAAGCGTGAGAACGAAATGCATGGTTGGAAGAAAGCATACAATGGATGTGGTAAGTTTGCACACAAGAAGTCAGGCAAAGAGGTGGTTGCCAAGAAGGACCTTGAAAAGAGGTATGCCTCCGAAGCAGGAGTTAGCACAAGGACCGCCGAGAGGCGTCTCGACAAGTTAATTGCCAATAGTCAAGCAGAACGGTTGATGGATGGCCGTAAAGCATTCATACATTTAGCGTGGTGAATATATGGGTTGGAATAGAAATAGCGTAGAACCGTGGATGAAAGAACGAAAGGTCATTTCGATCAGGGCATTTTCAGAAACAGATGCCTGTGAATTACCACATGGATGGGAGAAGCCAAGTGAGTTTAATTTGGATATGATAGTGGTGAAGGATGGTATTGACTACATCACATTCACTAAAGTTGGGTATCAGGTTGCCCCTTTAGATGTAAGGACCATGGAGGAGTTCAAAGAATACTATGATGGGTTAGAGGAGGGGACAACAATAGTAGGTTATGGTTCATCCAAATGGGACCTGCCGCTGATATTTTCAAAAACAGATACATCGCTAAGAGAGGATTTATTCTACTATGATTTAATGGATGAAGTGCATGATGCTACTGCTGAACATTATGAATCGTATGGGCGTAGAATACCGCTTTCAGGATTGGCGGCCACCAACAAAATAAATCAACACATAATTCCATTATTGGGTGTGATTACAAAGCCACTGAAATTGATCAGTGAATGGCGATATGGGAATAGGTCAAAGGTTATCAAAAATCTAATGGCCGATACAGTTGTGATTGCCAAATTAGTATGGACAGTAGAGAAAGAGGAGTCGTTGAAAATCAGGGATGACCGAACAGACAAATTGGTCAGAATCAATCTTCCTTGGCATCATTCCAACACGAGTTCCGAAGACCCTGTTGAAACATCTGAATGAAGTCCTCGCCTTCTTCTCCATTGAGGTCTATTTCCAATTGAATATCAAAACGAAATGCTTCGATCAATACGAGAAAAAGCAACAATACAACAACAAAACCAACGAAGAATAAAACGTCTAACATCTTAACCGATGTTAGCACTCCTCATCGGCGCATGAAGTTTTCGATTACTTGTGCGGGATTGAGAACGGCTTGGCCTGCTGGCGCAATATCCATGCCATGTGCCTTCTCCGCTGCTATAATCGCATCAAGTCCTTCACCGTATGGAATTAGAGACCTTGTGAAGTATTGAGGGGCCGTTCTCCTCTCTCCTGCCCTGTTAATGAAACTAATAGCAGGAAGCCCCATGACGCCACCGCTGCTGCCTGCGGGTGCGGGGGCGTAATACCTGCCCGCATACTTACCTGCGGTAAGGGACTTTGGACGTTGATATACGGGTTTTCCCCGCCTATTTCTGATCCAAAACTTGTCCATTGGCTCACCAAAGTGTGGACTTTTTTTCTGCCTAATTCTAAAATCATCAATGTTTGCTGGGTCCACAGGTATTCGGGGTAGCATTTCGTGTTTTGTTCCCATCCCCGCTGTTTGTCCCTTTCTTGGGCCATGCCTCCAAACCATGTGGTCTCCTTTTCCTTCATAACCATAAGAGCCATATTCATGCGGGGCATTTGGATAGCCTCCTGCAAGAACACCCAATTCGGGTGCGTGTGAATAGCGGTCTAATGCATCGACATTTAGATTTAGATTCTCTAAAGCCCATACTATTTCTTCTCCTGTTAATGGTCGTTTTTCGTGTGCGCCGGGATAATCGGAATACAATACATTTGAACCATACAAAATGTCGTCTTTGGGGTTTTTTGATGTATCACCAATTCTTGGCCTTGGTGTCCACTCTTTTGGAAAATGACCCCATATGTCTGTTGGCTTCAAATCAGGCAATCCTTCAAGGACCTGTCTACCGGGCAATACAGGAGAGAACTGATTTGGGTCCATGCCGAATAAATCCCTTGAGGCTGGTTCCTGATATGATGCGTGGTTGATCGCAGCCATATCCCAATCACCAAAAGTCACGGGATGATAACGAGCCGCACCAAGGGGATTTTCAACAAATGCATACATATCAGGATTGATTTCACGGAGGTCTTCAATGATGTCGAAGGTCCTTTGCATCAATTGATGAGACCTTATTGCATTTTCACGGTTCGCTACCCATTGGTCGGCCCAGCGTTCAGGATATTCTTCATCAGTCCCTCTAATTTGATTCAACATTCTCTTAGCATCTTCTTGCGTGATTCCGTCAAAACTCTTCCCACCATAAGGACCTCCTGTCTGACGATAAAACTCCGGTTGAATCCAATTTCCTGATATTCGATTACCGTAAAGCCCCCTGTCTCCTTTTGAACTTACTACCTTTGACCATCCCTCACAAGGAGGGCTTGCGAATAGAACATCAACAGGGCCACCAAAGTGGTCAATGATTTGGTCAGCGTTTAGATTCATAATATCCACACGATGGTCAGGCATCAAACCAACATATTTTCCTTCATGTTGGTCCCAATCATATGTCTGAACATTATGCCCTCTATCACGGGCTGCCGAAGACCAACCTGCGTGCATTACAGATGAACCATCAGGTCCTACTGCACCGCCTAAAGCGGAGAATAAATCGGCTACATTGAGACGGTGGTCATTGCTTTTCATTAGTTGGCCCTCCAAGAGCGTCCACGCTCTCTTAGCCGCCTTATAGGATCGCCGGTCAATATCGCTCATTTTTGATCATCTCTTGGTAGAAGCACGGCTACCACCTGCACCTAATTGTCGGCGCATTGCAGGTCGAACATTACCACGGGATTTATTTCGCTGGTATCTGCGGGCTGTTCTGCCTCTCTTATTCTTCCTGCTAACTGTCCATGCCTTGTTTTTTGCTTGTCGTAATGGTCGGTCTGAAATACTTGAACGGGAGTATCCTCTAAACTTGCCTTTTTCATCAGATTTATCATCCGACCTTTGAATTAGATTAGGGGCCATAGAACCGCCACCTCTACATTTAGGACAAAGGTCCCCTTCATTAGGAACTTGAGCCAAGCAATGGACATTATCACATATAGAGCCAGCGATATAACGCCGTTTGTCCATATTCTTGATTACTGCGAATCCGGCAGCAATTGCACGTCTTTCAACCGAGGCCGCACTCTCCGCCATACATGAGCGCACAACGGACACTCCCATAGATGTATCCTTTCTCGACTACCAGCATAGAATCCATTTATTCGTATAGCGAGAACCACCGAACTACATTTCGGACACTCTTGTGAAATCTTGTCCGTGTATTTCGTTGCCTTCAATCAAATCACTTTCCAGCATGGGTGTATTCCACAATAACGTGGTCATACGGAAGTCCACCAAATACGGGAAAACCGGGGTCTGCACCAATAGTCAATTGGGTTGCTGATGAAGTGATCAGACCATTTCCTTCATTCATAACTATTTCAGGAACAGCATCGGCTGCGGCACGGGATACAAAGGTGCATTTGACCAACCACAATGGGGTTGCAGGGACCGCACCTGCATTTGATTCTATTACTTGTAAGGGAGTGTATGAAAGGCCACCAGCAGCGGGCGCAGCCCCGTAGTTCAAAGTCATAGGTGCAATCCAAGGGAACACCGCTTTAGATTGGCGGTGAACAGGTGTTAATTGGAATGAAGTCAAAGGTGCTACATCAGTTTGGTAGAATAAATGTGTTTGACCTGCCCCTTCAGGTGCAATGTTATGTGCAGTCGGGTCTCTCGCATATAGAAGCCCCATATCTGTAATTGGAAGGTTTGCAGCATTCAAACCAGCAATCATATCATTGCGTGGGTTTTCATGATCGGTGGCGTTGTCTTTGTCTATCAATGATGAAAGAGCCATAGGTCCGGCCCTGATGAATGTCCTCTTGTCCTCAACCTGATGTATTACAGGATTCGCACCACCTTTACCGATACGAAGCCATGCCAATACTGTGGTTTGCCTTACAAGATGTGCAAAGGGGGTGGATGGGTATTGACCTGTTGCGGTATCGACATATGAACCATATACAAAACCGATATTTTGAGGCCCACGAGGGTCCACATACACGAGGAGAATTGCTTCATCAGTGGCGGCTGTTCCATTGGGAATAGGTGCTACATTTGCACCTGCCATGCCACCGGGAGTAGCCCCCGGATGGTAATCAGCGTGGTAATTCGCTGCTGCTGTAATGTCGATTGCTGCGCCACCACCCACTGTGTAATACATCCCATCTACACAAACCGTCCCTGTGGCAACAGTAATTTCCTTGGCTGTTCCCATAGCACCGTTTGGCGTCACACAACAATTCCCTTGAATGGGGTTATTGCGGTTAGCGTCATTGTAATTATTGAGGCCAACAGGAATGACCCCGTTCCCAAGCAGGTTTTCAGTGATATTTGTTAGAGTGGTAGTGGAAAGAACATCAGTGTCTCTCAATCCTTCAAATTGATACGCACCTGCTGATGTTGCAGTTTTGTTGTGGCCTTCAGATAAGTCCGTATTTGGCATTAACGAACCTCCATCAACACATCAACACGGATTTCGTTTGTAGAATCCTTGGTAATTGGCAAAAACGATGCCCTGTAAGCAGGATTATCAAGTGCAGTTTCACCATGAAGAACTACCTCCTTTACCGAGTTAGCAGCGGTATTTCTTGTATCAAAAATAGCAGTAAAGGATAGGGTCCGGTCATCAATTCTTTGAATTGAAGGTGTGGTCGTCATTTGAGCGTTCCCCGCCCCTGAATCTCTACTTGATGCTTCACTACCTGATGCACCGAGGACTACGTTTTTGATCAACGAAGCCAAATGGTCAGTTAATGCTGCTTTTACTCCATCTAATGTTGGCATATACCTCTCCCCTATTACTTCACGACATACGGCCTACTCTTGGACATTCCGATAGGTAAAGCCCGTTTATTGCCTCCTTGGACACCAATTGCACCTTTGCGGTCTGTTGGTGATGAACGATGACCAATTATCATTCTTGTGTTGTTATTGTTCCTCGCAACGATTCTATGGACAACAACAAGTTTTGTGGATGTTGATAACGACACCACTGTCCTGTCCTGATTCAATGGTCTCTCTTGCGAGGTCATATTTCCAACAGATGCTTGAATATCCGATAAGATGCCTTCAATTCCTTTTTCGTATTGTGCTACAACGAAATCACTTGTGCCTTCTTCATAATTGTGTGTTGCTTCAAAAATAGCGAAGAGTCCCACTAAACCGTGAGTTGAGAGGTCGAGAGTAATTACGTCTCCGGGTTGTAATGAGGTAGCCTGTATCATTCCCATAATTCTAACCATAGGCGCACCATTTTCAACACGGCTCAAAAGTGATTTAGCCAATTTTAGGGCTTCTTTTTCGGTCTTCAGTCCGGGGACTTCTTGGCGCAATGCTCTTACTACATCCTGATCACTACCAGCACCTGCTTGCGTTTTCATCCGTTCAACATCTTTCACTTCAACGAAAATTGTCTCGTTTTCAGCAATTCTATCGCCTTCGACTGCGACTACATTAGGAGAGTCGAACATTTTGCTGACTGAAATATCTCTCGCACCACTATCAGAACCCAGCCGTTTTCCTGTTTCTTTGAACACTTGACTTGAATATATCAGGACTCCTGATGATTTGTTCAACAATTGATTACCATCCAATTGTGAGGCATTACGGATAACTTCCAATATATTCAGCCCACGAGTATTCCTTGAAATGAATGTATTGCTGTGATCAAGAATATCACGAAGAGAAGGATGACCACCAACACCTATCACTTCAGCCGCACCACCACTTTCTAACATTGCATTTGTTTCTTTCAAGTTGTATCCCGCTAATGAAGAAGAAGCATCATTCAATAGCGTCATAACTGCGTCAGTAGTCCTTACACCAATTGTGGCATACTGCCCTGATAGCACTTTACCAATTTCCATTCCACCATCTGAAAGCGTATCCCCGTCAATGTTTTTGAATGATGCAAATCTGCCATTGTATTCATCTTTGACTTCAGATATTTTCCATTTTTTGCCTTCTATGTCGAAAATGTATGGTGGGAAAAACTCGGATGTAATTTCTCTACTATCTCTCAATATCTTATTGCCCCTTTCTAATGATTCAATTAAGCCTTGACCTGAACCGTTATTGATATTGAATGCTCTTTGTGTAAGCATAATGAAATCAGATGGTTTGTATGGATTAAGCCCCCTATATGATATTCCGGTTTTAGTCGTTTTCAAACCATCGTGCCGATACCAAGATTCCGCCGAATAAGCGTTGATTGTAATTGCATTGTCGATGAAAGTTGGGGCGATTGGATACTTCTTCACAAGTGGCGATACATCAGCCACTACGCCTGTTGATACAGGGTATCGAATGTTTGATGAAGTCGCTGCCTTTCCTGCCGACTTCTTTGCATAATACAGGGTTTTTCCAACCCAAGTATGTCCCGCAGGCAATGTAGGTGCAGTTAGCAATGGGGAAGTTGCTGCGGTTGTGTTGATCGTAATGTTGTCCCCACTCTTTGCAGTATATTCGATTGAACCAGCATGATTCAAAAATATCAAATTGCCGGAATTGGGCAACAAAGAAGCATCATCTAAAGTCATGAAAGTGCCTGAAGGGTTTGTGTAATACGCTTTGACTACAACCCTATGGTAATTTCGATTTCCATCTTTCGGTTGGTTTCTAACCGCTTCTTCATGGACATATTGTGCGGCATAATCCTTGCCGATGTTTGTATTACTTTGTGAATGCCTTACTTGTGTTTGACTGACCTCTTCTAAACCTCCGGGGTGCGTAGTTTGTGAATACCTCGGCTCAATATCAGGAATTAGGTTCCCGTCTGATATTCTATTCGCATCTGATTTGAAAAACTCAAGTAATGCGGTTGATGGAATTAGATGATATACAATATCATGGTTATTTGGGTCCGGCCATTCAATTCTAAAGTGGTCATAAGCAGATGAAAGGGGTTCGGTCATTCCAATGTCTTTGTCCATGTTTAATTCAAAAATCCCATATCTTTTGTCCCGATGATAGAAATTATCAGACGGGCGTGATACATTTCCTGTATCGTTTGTGTATGCCCCCATCAAGTATCCATCCTGAACCAATTCAGAAGCAAATGGGAACATCTTATTCGGTCTGAATGGCCTTACCACATAATCGACATATTGTCGGGTCGGGTGAGAAGCAGTTGCTCTATGAGACACCCATGTAGTTGGATGCTCATATATCATTGTAGATTTCGGCCCTTCTTCTTCTAAACGATTCAGATATGTTTTTCTCAAAATGAATACGCCACCCCATGGGGGCAAATCAGCACAACCTCTAACATTCCAAAAATCAACAGCAGATGCTCTCGCTGATGATTCAGTAGTATCGCTTAATACTGCTGACCCCTTTAGTGTATTTCGATCAAGGTCAAACACGGGCGGCTCGTCATAGAAATCACCCATAGCCACGCTTACTCGTGTAGTTCCAACAGGGGCCGCAACAGTTCCTCTCGTATTTCCGTGCGTTTTCAACAATGATTTGGGGATAAATGATGGCGTAATGGGGAATTGCTGCCCTAAAATCAAATCACTGTGTAAAGATGCTGCCTTTGTTGACGTAATCAAATAATCAGTATTTTGTTCGGATAACCTCTCACCTTCTGTCCTTGTGACCAAACCCATTCTTGGTTCTGCTCTCGCCATAATTTGACGATGGTCTGTTATTTCAGAAAGAGGGGTTGCGATTACGTTTTCACCAGCAAAATCGGACACACCCCATCCATTTGAAGGATATGTGTCTATACTTGTAATTGACCTTACGTCTTTTGAGTTGGTATGCAATGCATTGCCCACTAAATGATAACCTGTGGCCCCAAATGTATCTGTTTGAACAGTAGAGGTTGCCTGACTTCCGGTTCCTGTTTGGTCAAAAGAAGGAATCATCGGGTCGCTTCCTTTACTGATCACGGGAACATCATCGAGGCTATTGTGTAAAGTAGAATCGTATTCATTTACCCACATACCAGCGGGTAGGCTTGTTGGTTTGAACAGCCCCATAGATACCATACCAAAAGAGTGGCCTATTCCTATTGGTTCTTCATTAGGCAAAATGGGTTCATTACTCAAACGCTTTGCACTTGATGAATAAGGGGTTGCTTCGCTTGTATGACCACTCATTACCATTCCGATAGGGGTTGTTCTTTCAACACCTGAAAACTTCGGGTCCCACAAGAAATCATGTTTATGCGTGCCTGACGCTGGTGCAAGGATTTTGGCACATGAATCGTGAATACCGCCATCAAATCTCCCCTTACCAAATATAGACGCCTGTGTCGCTGATTGTGTTTCGTGAGGGTCGCCAGCCAACATATCCAACGCATCAGATGCTGTTCTAATCCCCCAAGCACGAACAGGCAAACGCCTACCATAGTCAAAACCCACTAATGGATTCAAACCCATGTAAAAATGATGTTTTATTGTGTATCCTCCGGTGCTGGTCCTTTGTGCTTTGAGTGCAATGGTGTTGTTCTTTTCAGGGTCAATACTATCTCCAATTGATTCACCACGACTATACCTGATGCCGTTGTATATTTTAGGCAGCCTCATCGTTCCTCTTGGTTCTCTAACTGTTGTATTTCCCATTATTACCGCTGAAGCAGCCTTTAGGGTTCCAACACCATGTCCCCCTGCATTAAGGCCGTTGTATCCATATGACTGCAACCATTGAAGCACATACATTCTTTCAAAATTAGCAGCCTTCTTGATCATACCTGAACGATAAGGAGTTAATGAGGTCGTTGTTGAGTTATTCAAAATCAACATATTTGCCGTTTTTGAGGTGTGCTTTGGTTCTGTAAGGGCCAAACGTGAGTGATTACGCAAAAACAATCCCCTTACAGCGGGGTATTGCATCGCTCTTGGCATTCCCGCTTCACGGTATCTAAACATCATGAAATGTTCACGGCTGGTTCCCATCAATGCAGGATGAGAGTATTCAGCCAACCAATTGCACAGGAATGCATCGGGCTTACATCCGGTATTCGTATCATTTTCTTTCAAAAGCCCCATATCCCAATTTTGAGTATCAGAATCATCGACCCTATTCATCATATCAGGGTCATGTGCAAACAAAGGAGGAACTGTTGCTAATTCTGTTGCAGCACGAGGCGTAATCCATCCCCATTCACTACCTCTCACCAAAAACCAATTCGTTTCGCTCACAGGTATGACGAACGGTGCGGGTCCTTGGGATTCAAAATGCATTCTTGGCAAAGAAGGTAATGGGCGACCTCCTGATAACTGATAATCAGATACGATAAAACCATTTACCATTATTTCGGAAGCAGTTTCGTCCCTATGTCTCCTTACAGGGGCTTGTGCAGTAGTCATATCATCTCGGTAAGTCCGTAAGTATGTAATGCCCGAAATGCCCGCAACCGAAAGGTCTGTTTCATACCTGCCAAAATGAACTTGTTCGGTAAATCCTTCACAATTCGTCATTGTTTGTCCGGGTGCGATCAAATAGTCAATCTGACGGCCTTCATCGTTTGGTGTATCATGGCCGTATGTTGCTTGAAGGTAAGTTTTCCTATTTTCACGACCATAACCAATAGTCATCTCATCAAAAGGTAATGCTTCGGTTGTCCCTGACCCTGTGGCCCCTGCGTGTCCTGCAACATTTTTCAATTCAATCGAATCAAAGTCAAAATCGCCACCTGATGTGTGTTGCGATGCCCCTTGGAATGCATGGTGTTTATTCTCTGTTTCAGCCTCAAACATCAAGGTGTATGCCGAACCATGACTTCGATGCAATTGTCTTCTCATACCAAAAGGAGTCCCCCTATGGCAAAGAGGGGTGACGAATGAATGGCCCTGTCTTCCAAATCTTAGCCTCATGTGAGGAACTAATTCACCCGTTTCCAAACCATTGTTTGTTAAATGTGCAACAGAACCTCTTTCAGCATGGTCTGTAATCCTATGTGAGGAATATATCCTTGTAGTCCCGCTGGGGACTGCACCCGGAGTAATCGAAGAACTCAATCCTTGTTTTGTCGATATGTCGGGGTGAAGAATACGTTCACAATGGAATACCAACATACGGTCATGTGTATCGAATTGACTTACTTCTCCAATAGCCATGGTGTTTTCAATTGCTTCGTGATTTGTGGAGGTCTCTCCATGGTCAAGGCCATAAATTGAACCAAGAGTATCAAGGAATGTGTTTTCAAGCGTTCCTGAATCAGAAGGATGAGGTGGTTCGATTCCCCCTAATCCCCATGTTTTGTCCGAATGAGCCTGTATTCGGTCATGTGCAGACCTAACAAATATACCGCCCGGAATCTGATCAGGGTCAGGCAGTTGAATACGGAGGTTTGGAGTTAGTTTTGCATTTCCTGTTGACGGACCAATTCGTTCAAATCCTGTGTCCGGGTCAATTGAAATGTTCTCTACTTTGAAATCCCGAATGATTGTTCCAAATGGAGAACCACCGTTCAAAGTCAATTGATTTCCAAGGTCATCAACGACTGCCAAATCATCGAATACCTGTTCCTCGTTTGTAATTTTGAGACCACGAACTCTTTCTTCATTTACTTTCCTTTTCACAAAGAATTGTTGTGAGTATTTGGTTGAATTGGTTCCAATGTAATTTCCTTGTAATTCTGTATTCTCTAAGGATGTATGAGCCGCCCGTGATTCGCCACTAACGCCCCATAATGATGGTGTTTGGTCCAATTGCCCTAATTCATCAACCTCATTTTTATTGATTATTGTGTTGGGGGACATAACGGCTGATTCAGCAATAGTTTTACCTTCAGACAAGACAATACCTTTCACTCCCTGTGTAGCGGTTGGTTGTTTTGTCCCATATTCTGTTTTCGCAATTTGTAATTGCCTAACGTCTGCGTCATTTCGGTCTAACAAAGGATTTGCAGCAGTCACGCCTTGAATTGCAGGTTCTGTGATCGTAAAATCAGGAGGAGGCATATCAGGTAAATCACATGAGTTTAATCCCTCTATGCTGAACCGGCAAAAACCATGATTTTCAGTATGCTTTACGGCGGTTCCACCTCTTGCGTTGTAATTTAGTGCAGGGAGGCCCATATTACCGCCATCCATTGGTTTTGCCGTTAAATGCCACACAGGAAGTGTTTGTCCAAGCCCTTGAATAATTGGACCACCGTTTGCTTCGGCCCAATAACCTCCATCAGCAGTAGCATTGTCTAATTCCCAAGACACAACAACAGTATGCTGTGGTGGGGCAGCATCAATACTGATTTCCATAGGTTTCGGCATTGCACCCCCTACGGTTGACTTTCCTCCCATGTATCCTGTATTCATGGCCGTTCCCAATTCTTTGTCCGTGATTCCGATCAAGTCAACAATGCCGCCTAACTCGTAAATACCATCACCATGCGTATATGCAGCAGGTTGTAAGCCACCCGCAACATAATCATCATCATCACGAAGCCATGGCCGAACAAATCTAATAGAATTGTAAGTGTATCTTCTTGTGGCAACAGGGCTATGAGAGGTAGAATGATGACCATCAATTGGGTCTCCATTTTCCGACCCTCCTGAAGTGACCACGAACTCGCCCTTTTCAGGAAGGTCAGAAGGCGCACCATTGCCAAATGCCCCCCTCATGTAAACTCTCAATGTCGTTGCATCATCTGCACATGACTTTACAAATCCCGCATAGGACTCCCTGCCGGACATCTTAACGTATCTCGCTCTCAAATATCGTGAAGTCCCTCTTTCACCCACTTGTCTTACTCTTTGGCTGTTAATTTTGGCTGCGATCAAACGAGTCGCTTCTTCAGACCCAAGATTGTATCCAACACCGCCATTTGCGCTTGCTGCGGCGTGCAAATCGACCAATACCACGTTTGTTGTATCTGATGTAGGTTGGGCTGGGACAGCACTACCACCCGCATCACCGAGAGGTGTCCTGATAATTACAGTAAAGCCCTGTCTCCAAGATTGAGTGTTTTGACCGTATTGGAACCCGCCTGCCACAGTAGGGTCTATTTCATCAGCATATTCAGTATCAGGGTATGTGATATGCATGGCAAACCACCCATTTGCGGGGTATCCTGACGCACTACCAAGTGGATTGATAATAGCAGGATATACCTGCTTTCTATCCATATAGCCCGTCTCATATTTGCTCATAATCACCACACCAATCTTGAAGCATACAATGCCTGTGCTTCAGCAACCGTAAATGCCCTGTCCCACACGCCAATATGAGCCACGGCCCCGCCGTGCAAATAAATTGGCCCTACTTGATTTAGTCCGTTTGTTCCACCCCCACCCGAAGGTGCAGTAGAACCGTATGTGTTTCCTGCTGTTGCATCCGGTCCTTGGCAGAAGTAATGGCCTGCGGGTGTAAATGGGCCACCATGTAATGCAACGCCCACTGTGGTCATCCCTTCTTTTCTGACTGCTTTTGTCGCATCTACTGTCGATGCTGGACCATTTGCCAATGGGACATAAGGGTGGTCAGGCACACCTTCTGATGTTGGAACACCTTGTTGGTCGTGAGAAGGATAGTATTCAGGAGAAGTCGTCCCTACTCTACTATTCGCCATTGCTGCTGCAACGTATAACTGATCATAATCAATATCGAGAAATGAAGTTAAATCACTACCATTGAGAATCAATTTAGCAGTTGATTTTGTCGCACCACTACTATTCCCATCGTGAACAAATACAACATGATGCCAAGCACTTTTTGTAATTCGTGGGTCAGACCCGTAAATTGCCTTGTATGCTGTTTCATTTATGCGTGCATAAATGGGTTTTGAATCATTATGTGCAGCATGAAGTGCGAAATTAAATGATTGTGTTCCTGCACTTACAGTATTGCCCCCCATGGATATTCCCCAAGGGTTTCCATTGTAGTCAATTCCGTGGATAATAGGCCCCGTCATCCAACCATTGTTGGCCCCCCCATTATCGAAATCTGCATTGAACCAAAATGAAATTGTAAATGGCTTCATTGCAGAAAGGGGCCGATTTATTGTAGTATCCATATAGCCATGTCCGGTATTTGGTCCGATATGGGGGACTGTTGGCATAACCAATTTTGCCGCTGGCATTGACGGCCTTGGGGCTTTGTAATCGTGGCATATCAAGTAAGGGTATCCCGATGTCGGCCAAGAACCTGCACCTGTATGGGGGTGGAACTGCATTGGTTTGTATTGAGTTGGGCCGAATGGTGCTGATTGAACTCCGGCTGTTCCAGCAGGCAAACTCAATTTTTGATAACGACCGTAAATATGTTCTTTCAAAAGGGGCATATAGGTCCCTGCATGATGGAATCCCTCCGAGTTTTGAGGGAATGGATGGTCGGTGGGGTCGAATGGAGGCAATACAGTGTATGCCGCAAGTGTTTCTATGTCTAAATGCATTGGTAGATACATCAAACAATCATTTAGAATAATCTGCTGTGGAGTCGATGCGGGCATATGTTCTCTCATTTTGTGATGCAATCCAATGTATGAATCTTCATTGATCGTATCTGCGTTTTTCAAATGTGTAAAGTCAAGAACAGCAGCAGCATTATTCGTTTCATGTAGATTTTGAAGTCCTGAAAAGCCTTCAGGTCCTTTTGAGTAATGATGCTTGTAAGAATCACTGTAATCATTCGCTGAACCGTCACTAATGTCCAACATCACACCTGTATGGCCTCCTCCAAAGAATAGAATGCCTTTTGAATTGACTAATGGGTATAGGATTTCGATTTCTAAGCCAACAGCGTCTTGTTCCGCCCCTGCTGCGTCCTTCGTAAACAAAGAATCGTAGAACTTTTCCGTTTCTTCAAAAGGCGTGATATTTCTAATGAATAAACCATTATTTGCCCTTGACCCATAAGATGAATTGGGCGATATTTGCTCAAAATATGCCTTTTTTCCCCCAATTTGGAGGATTCCCCTGTGATGTGGTCCAATTTCTGAAGCCAGCGACAAAAGAGCCTCTTTTGCCCCATTATCTACACAAATCTGTTTTATTGGGGGGCTTGTTCCTGCGTTAAAGGCGGGCATAGTCACCGTCACACCATGCATCGCTTGAGTAGCGATTGCCCTTCTTGGATGAACTACTTTTTCAAATAATGCGCCGCCGGTCAAAGGAGTTTCTTGGGAGTCCTCTCTTTCAACAGGGATTACAGTTTTGACTTTGAGTCGCTGACCTATTCCACTGTAAGTCCGTGGTGTCCCTGCAAAATCATCCATCAATTTTCCATGAACTCCCCCTGTGAATGTTGTGATCGGGACATATGTCTCGCCATCAGAGCCAAGTGGTAGAGGTGCTGGGAATGAGTTTGCTTGGTAATGGCTACTGTTTGTAGCAATAAGGCCGCCTGAACCAATACACTGAATGGGTTGATATGGATATGGACTTTTGTTGTTGAACCAAATGGCAAAATTACGGCTTGTAGCACCCGGAACAGTGCTGTGAATTACAATTGTCTTTCCTTTTTCACCACTTCTACTTTCTACCTCTTTTCCTTCAATCGCTCTCACATACCCCATGTGGCTACCTGTGTTCAAATCGGATGATATGAGTGTTGTAAACGGCGAGGGAGGGTCAAATGCGCTACCTCCTTGTGTATTCTTTGCTTGAGGATGTGCGGCCATGTTGATTCTTCTTAACACTTCATCATAGCATGAATTAAAATCACGATTTGCATTAGCAATTGCTGTAAAATCTAATTTCATAGGTCTAACGTATTTCAATGATTGACCATCACTTGTTTTTCCTTTCAAGGATAATGCAGCAGGGCGACAATCAACGCCTATATTCAGGGGTCTGTCTGCAAATGAATACAATACCTCATCACAATCAAAGTCGAATGCCTCCATAGAGGGGCCGTTCAGTATCCACCATTTGTTTGGATTATCATTATCAGGCACTATATCTTGTGCGCCGGACGAACTGTATGTTTTTGTTAGCAAAGTCGCCACCCCCGCCGCAATGTCTGCTGCGATTGTTGCTTTGGTAAGGTTGGGGTGTGCATTGTAGGCTAACACCCATGGGTCCAAAGCAGCAGCATCACTACCAACCAAATATCCGCCCATTGTGACGGTCATTCCCGCTTTAATGTCGCTGATCAAAGCAGCAGCAAGGCTTGTTGCTTCATCTGAACGATATTCCGGGTCCATTGCCCACAATTCAGTCGCATGAGCAATTGTAAACACATTTCCAGCAAGGGTCGCTTTCGCAACATAGCCATTTCTGCCCAATACACCTTCTCCTATTGTGATGTAAGCATTAACTCCAATTCCTAATGTTCTACCATTTTCTCCCGGCGTAGCCCAAGCACTTGCGTCATCAACAGTGACGGTTCCTGCACCTACATCCACAGACACAACCACCGCCTGAACATTTGGCCGCTGGCATCTGATCAGTGGGCGGTGAGGTAATGATTTGTTGCCACTGTTGCCCAAAGAATGTTTGTAGATTGAATCCGTCACTTCAAATGAAGATGCACGATTTTTTATCCCCCAATCAATTGAAAAACGACTTTCTTGGTTTTTCATTTCGGGCCTATTTGTTGCCGTCATGGTGCAATCAATCGTCATCTCAAAGTTCTGTTCTGATGGCAATGGCTGAATTGTATCGCTATTGGGGTAGATGATTTTGCTGCTATCGAAGAACATTGAAGGGAATAGTGGGAACTCTGTTATTGCTCTTGTCGATGCATAATATGTTGATGCCTGTTTATCATTCCTTACAGATGCATTCCCCGAACCGACAATACGGTCTTTCCATCCGGGGAACTTTGGATGCTGAACTCTTGATGGTTTAATGTCTATTGCACCTTGTCCGGGGCCTCCAAGTGAGAGGGATACTGTTGGTGTTCCAAGGTCTCCTATTTCCTTGAGGAATGTTCCTTCATCTAATCCAAAATCTCTTTCTGCATTCTGATCAGCAAGGTCAGACATCATAGACCTCCCTCTTATGGTCAAACCTGCTTCTTTGTTTGTGCTTGTTCCGGGTTCGATTTCTTCAATTCTACCCTGCATCAATGAGTATTCCAAAACAACAGTATGTGGGGCGGGGTTATTGGAGACAGTGGATAAATCGAGTAAAGCCCCACCCATCTTACGGTCATGTGGATGAATTAGGACTAACAATTCTGTTTTCGTGACTAAATTGTCGATCACGTCAAAGGCTCGATTTGAAGTCAAAGATGTAATGCTTGGTGCATTTCCATAAGGAACCAACGGGTTCATACTTTTGTTATCTCCAATCGTTTTGCCTATATGAACTGTAAGAAGATGATAATCTGATTTTGTTGTAGGGTCGGGAACTGTAATGCTTGGGACAGGCATTGGCCGCCCATACCCTGAATATGAAATTGGTTTGTTGACCATACAATCATCTATATTGACGAAAGGAGAGGGGGTGTAATCGCCTGTGGGGGCTGATTTCAAGATATTTGACTTCAATGGTTTCTTGAGGTCTTTTGTTGGTATTGAAATGAGGCCGCCGGGGGAGTATATGGTAAATGGAACATCAGCAGGTGATGCGGGGCCAAGTGCGGTGTCGTATGGTCTTCTCAATAAATCAGATAGAACTCTTGTTTTTCCTGTGGATTTTGATTGATAGACAGTTGTTCCCGATGGGTGTGTTCGTTTAACTACTAAATGCCCCGCATGGCTATTATCGCCTTTGATGTATGGTTTTGCGAAATCATTGACTACCGTGTGGGCATTTGCTATGTTTGTTCCAGCAATTACTTCGCCCGTTAGGTCTATTGCGTCATAATGGACTTCTATGTTCGGGGGGACGCCGAACTCGGTCTTCAGATATGTGGGGGTTTCAATGATGGCGCATCTTGTTTGCTTACTCGGCGTAAGGTGTTGGACATAAATGTCGTTTGAAGGAGTGTATTTGATGTTTGGTTGTCCCGTTGCAGAATTAGCATTTTTGTGTTGTTTCAATTCTGCCGTATGTGATGCATCGAGTGTTTTCAATAAAAATGGGGCGATGTCTTCGACAGCAATAGCGATAATATCATCACAAGTCGATGACGACAAATTAGATGACGAAAGTCCAAGCATTCTATACTCCCCACTACCATATTCACAGATTATTCGGTTGTAGGTATGGTTTGGCAAAAGACCCATTTCAGCGGTTTTGGTTTTTGAACGGTTGATCACACGATGAATCTCACCTTGATAGACCATTTCAGTCACTTTGACTTTATCACTTTCATTTACGATAGACCCTAATGATAAATCATCACTTTCGTAGGTAAATGAATCCGAAATACCCTGAACTGTCTTTTTGACGAATTGCTTATCAGGGGCGGGCAATGCTTTGAGGAAAAACTCGCCTTCTACAATGGAATATGATGTTGCACCACCCATTCCACCTCTTGTAGTTGCTTCATCGGGTTCGATCAAAGTCCCCAAGTTGTCCCACGGTTCAGTCATCTAAATCACTCCGTATTTATCGAGAAAATAGCCATTTACTTGAGCCATTTCTGCATCGGTCATTGCGGTGTTGTAGATTAAGATTTCAGACCATCTAAAATCAGGAGGTGCGCCATAATTAGCAGTCGTCCCCTTCTTTGTTGCTGTGTTAATTGCAGTCACATTGCCAAGTAAACTGAATATCCCATCTGCAAAGTTTACAGGTGTATTGATACAACCATCAGCAAATACTCCCGGTGGCATCTGAACATTTGAGACATACTCACGAACATGATTTGGTGCGCCAAGAGGATGTGCGGGCAAAGCACCGGGGTAAATACGAATTGCGTATAGCATGGTTCTTCCTGCTTGTAGAGTAGATGGTCTTGTTCCTCCTCCGCCCGCATTTCCAAATGTAGTCAGGTTTGCAGCCACGTTCATATCTATGTATGATTGATTAACACCACCTTGAACACCAAAAAAACGCAGGTTTTGGGTTGGGTGGAATGCTGCCCTGACCATCATGAAGATTGTATATCCAAACGCTGATGCGGTAATTTGTTTTCCCGTTCCATCGGCGGTTGCCATATTTACCAAACTCTTGCCATTTATTGATGCGCCGCTATTTACCACATACGAGGGTCTGCCTCCAAAAAATCCACTATCCTCCTCCCACTTCCAAAAATCTGTATTTGTGTCTGTATGAAAATCGTGATTATTTCCCGACAAATCCTTGAACAAGTCACATTGACCTGTCGCAATGCTTACGAGGGTTTTGTTGCTCGCTTGATGCCAAAAAAGCAATCCCGACTTTGGTGGGTCTGCGTCCAATACAGAATATAGTGAACTACCAACAGGTGGGCTGAAGAAATAAGTGAACCGTGCATCAGATGGTAAATGGGCAGGCGGGGTAATGGGTGTTCTACTCATTTTTGAAATGAAAAATGCTTCGTTATTATTGCCCGACTTATCTTTGAATCGCTGCCCCTGTGTAAATGTTGCACGAGTAAAGGTGTCCTTTGCACGAGTCACCTGACCCGGATGTGCAGTTTGGTCAGTATCTTTGTTGCCATCATCCAAAACCAAATCTCCATTACCCAAGCAAACCCAAACAGGAGTATCATCATCGTGATGATATTGTAAACCCGATAACACGGGCCTATTTTCTATACTTTGATTTGGTGCAGGAATAGAAGGGTCATTATTTGGGTGAACTCCTGTGACCCATAGATAATCACTCATAAAATCAATCGCAACCACTCTTACACGTTCTACCGGATTAACCATGGGGTCCAAATCCCTTTGAGGTGCTGTTGATAGGATTTTTTCTTGATACAAGGCCACATAAGACGCAGGTGCTACTGCTGGGTCGAAATATGGGAACCGGATTGAAGATGATGCATTTCTATGTGTTTTTGTGTCGGGATTGGTTCCTGAATGATTTATGATCAGATTCAGGCTGCTTTGTGGAACAACAGGGAGAGCGTCATCAAAATAATCCCGAAGTATTGATGACGAACCGCCTTCCAAACCTCGGAATGTTGAATCACTCGATGTCCTCAAAGTGCCTGTCTGATACCAAGATTGTTTTCGGATGTCCTTCAAAGGTATTCCTGTAAACATTGAGGCGAGTTTTTCTGTTCCTCGGTAAACATCCTCTTCTCCACCAGCATTTGGGGTAGGTTCTCTAAGCCTGAAAATCCCCAATTCTATGTTGTTTGTTGGATTTTTGATATTATGAAAATCATAACCCAAAAACACACCCGGCACGTTAAAATTACCATCATTTGTGGATGGTGGCCCATCTCTTGCAGCAGTAGGGCTTCCTGATTGTGAATGGGAATAGAAGTAATGTTCGGGGATTTGAATCTCATCATTGAAATCCCAAAAACCAATTGTTTCATCAAGAACAGTCAGCGGTTCAAGTTTTGGAGACACTATTCCACGGGATATACGCACACTTTCGATCACACCACGATACTCCCCCCCACGGCCTCCAATGAATAAATCTGAAGAATTGCCGTCTAACAGTAATTTATCCCCTCCAAACGACATTTCAGCAACAAGGCCCGTATTCAAATACAATTTCATTTCCTTTTCTGTAAATTGCGCCGTGACCATCATCAATTGTTGTCTTGGTAGAGTCATATCTTGGGGTTTGTAGCGTTTATCGGGATATTGATACATCTGTGGATGGATATACGACCTAATGTCGAAGTTTGTCTCAATTGTATGTGTTTTGCCTGATGTGTATATGGTGAACTTAATCGTTCCTGCTTGAGTAGGGCCTCCCATTTTTGGCATTCCAAAAGGAGACCCAACCTCTAATTTGTATGAGCCTTCTTTATGCACTACAACACCCCCAAGGTCGGGGATAATGTAAGCATCAATAGTGAAAGCCCCTCTAACCGCATTCAATGGATTTGTTTCATTTGGTATATGCAATCTGCCTGTCCGAGTAGCATTTGAATACTCCGTATTAGATGGTTCAGTGGTTGCAGGGCGGCGAAGTTTTAACCCACGTTCTCTGTATAGTCCCGTGGGGACAGTTAATCCATCCGAATAACCATTGAATCGAACTGCTTTACCATAATACCGATGAACACCCATGGCTCATAACCCCACTAATTGCTCTACTGCTGCCAATGATATATCATATTGCCACACTGAATCCCCTGCTGTAAAGGAAGGGTCAAATGAAGTAATAACCGCAGGAATAGCGACTCCCTGCTGTAAAAATGGATTGGGCCTGACGGATTCCCCATTGACTATTTCAACGGGGTCAAATTGTCCTGTATTTGATTCGGCTGAAAAGTCGGTTCCGGGGCCAGCGGGTATCAAAAATTGTCTCAACACTTTTTGTCCTGTTTCTGAAGATATGAATGAATCATAGGGGATTCTAATGCCCACGATGTATTTCTGAACAGCCTTACTTTCACTGATTCTCAAGAATTGTGCGGTATCGAGAGAAGCAATGGAATCAGGCAAATCAATGAGGCTACCTGTAAGGACCTGTGGGCTGATCAATGCACCTCCGGGGCTTGGATTGGAAATCATGTTAATCAAATCCTGCAATTTATCCCCTTTCGTCATCTTTGCTGATGCTACTCCGCCTGTGAAATTAGAGACGTAAAACGGATTAGGCCAATGTTGACCTGAACCCGACACTGATGAATCAGATTGAACAACAACATTTTGATTTCCTTTGATGCCTGTTGATATGTTCTTGATAGTCAACATTTCACCTGTGGAATATGAACCCGATACTCCCGTTTGGTGCTGATATGAAATTGCGTTTTGTCCTGCGGATTGTCTGACTGCTAATTCAGTATTCAGACCTACCACTGAAGTATTGACGTGGATTGATGCGGCCAGCATTGCTGTTTTTATTGCAGTAGCAACAGTTTCTGTATTTGTTGTGGCGGATATATCGACATTTACAATTGATTGCGCCGCTACTACATTTGCGACCGCCGAATTGCGTAATCTGATCGTGATATTCTCTCCTAAACCAGCAGCGACTTGGCCTGCTGTTGAAAATACAATTTCCTTTCCTTCCATCAATAATTTCATTGCAGCCCAACCCGGAGAATTGTTTGATGCATACCACGATGAG